GATGCTAAAGGTAAACCTGTCGTTGATAAGAAAACTAAACAAGTTAAGCCGGCGCCGGATCCATCCTGGTTGTTATTTGAGAAGTGTATGCGTGGAGACACCTCCGACAACATCTTTAGTGCTTATCCGGGAGTACGTGAGAAAGGCACAAAGAATAAAGTTGGTCTCCGTGACGCATTTGCCGACCGTGACAAGCGCGGATATTCTTGGAACAATATGATGCTTCAGCGTTGGACCGACCACGAAGGTGTTGAACACAAGGTACTAGAAGATTATAATCGTAATGTTAAACTATGCGATTTAACTGCACAACCTGCTGAGATTAAAACTATAATCCAAGAAACTATTAATGCAGAAACTAGCAAGGAAAAAAATATTCCACAAGTAGGTGTTCGTCTGTTAAAGTTTTGTGCAGAATATGACTTACAAAGAATTAGCGATAATGTACAAGGTTACGCTGACCCGTTAAATGCAAGGTATACAAAATGAACGCAGTTGCTAAGGTACTTGTTCCAAATAAAATATGGATCGTTGAAGATGGCGGTCAAAAAGTTGGAACACTAAACAAAGAGAAAAAGGGATTCAGTTTTTATCATAAAGGTCAGAAAATGGACTTTGATAAAAAAGGTATCAAACAACAATTTGGAGAAAGTATTACTGAAGAGATTGAGAAGATTGTAAAGATTTCTAAAACAGTAACAACTGAACCACTTAATGTATATGAATATCCATGCGGTAGTAGACCACATAATCCTGTTTACAACATAAAGAAAAAACTGCCGATCTATGCCAAAAGTAATAAAAGTAAAAGCCTGTATTGTGCAGGGCACTACGTTATTCAATTCCGTAAAGGTTGGGTTAAGAGCTTTTGTCCAAAATTAATTACATTAGAACGATATCCGTTTAAAGGTCCTTTTAAGACCGAAGAAGAAATGAAGACTGTACTAAGTCAGCTGAGTAAAGAAAAATGAGTAACTTAAACACTTTACCCATCGAAATGTTCTTAGATAAGGCTAGAATCGCTACCAAAAGCAATCAAAAGAACCTAATTTTAGACATTAAAGAAGTACAGGCACTAGCGGATAGTCTAGCAGTAGTCATGACACGATTAGCGGGTCAAACAGTTACTTCTGCACCAATTGACTCAGTGCAAGTAAGCATGGACGGTGGAAAGTTTTAAGATTTATAATAAATATATGCGTACTGAACCCGGAGCGCATATATCAATGTCAAGACCAAAGCCGTCTATTCTGTTAGAAATTACTAATAAAAAAACTTATAAAACTGAACAGGTTTTAGAAGCCGATGCCATTTGGGCTGTCTTTTATAAAGAAAAACCAGTTAATTTAAAGACCACAAGCATGGTGGCACAACACTTAGGTCCAAAATATAAAAAGGTAAGTTTTTCAAATAGAGGCCATGCTATTAATTTGGCCGAGAAACTTAATAAGATGTTTAACTGTAATGATTTTTCTGTATTTAGATTAACCACCGGAGATAAAGTTGGCGAAATCGGATCAAAAGCTTCAGCTGACTGAACAACTGCTAACGCAGTTAGGTATCGCTACAACTCCTAAAAATATAAAAGAATGGCACCTACTATGGTGGAAAAATCCCAGGAACAACGGCGCCCATAGTCTTCGATTAACCGAACGAGGACTCGAAGACTTTGAAACCAAAGTTGGCCTTAAATCTTATAAAATAGATTTTCCAGAACCAATTGAAGTGGTTACTAATCAACTTATTTTACATTTGGACAGATTTATAGACAGTCCGTATTATGTAACTAGAAAGTATATAAAAGTTTTTACTGAAAAAATGGCTGTACAATTAGTACTGTTTAGCGGTGATGTCCAAAAATACGGACTTGCTAAGGCATTATCAGCAAAAAATCATCAATTGCCCATTGACAACCCGGCTGAATGACTATATAATATATACATGTTGAAGCAATAAGTGCTTAACATTTTTTTAAACCTAATTTGAGAAAGTTTATTATGGCAGAAAAAATGAGCGCAAATCGGACAGTAACCCCTAGCGAAGCTAAAAAGTCACTACGCAAGTGTGTTAAAATTCAACGTCCGGTTTTCATGTGGGGCCCTCCGGGCATTGGTAAGTCCGATATTGTTAAACAAATCGGCGAAGAACAAGATCGTGAAGTGATCGACGTTCGTTTGAGTTTGTGGGAACCTACCGACATTAAAGGTATTCCATATTACAACGCTACAGAAAACACTATGAGCTGGGCTCCTCCTGCAGAACTGCCCACTGACCCTAACTCAACTGCTATCCTGTTCTTGGATGAGTTGAACTCTGCGGCTCCTGCTACACAGGCGGCGGCATTCCAATTGGTGCTTAATCGCCGTGTTGGTACGTACCATTTGCCAAAAGGTGTTAGCATTGTTGCCGCTGGTAACCGTGAAACTGACAAGGGCGTAACTTATCGTATGCCTAGTCCGTTGGCTAATCGTTTTGTGCATATTGAACTTAAGACAGACTACGAAGATTGGTTGAACTGGGCTACGTTGAACAAGGTGCATGAACAAGTTGTTGGTTATGTTGGCTTTGCCAAACAAGACTTGTACGACTTTGATCCAAAGTCTAGTTCACGTGCTTTTGCTACACCACGTAGCTGGTCCTTTGTTAGCGAATTACTTACAGATGACGACTTGGATGAAGGCACATTGACTGACTTGGTTGCAGGTGCAGTTGGTGAAGGGCTTGCTGTTAAGTTTATGGCACACCGCAAGGTTGCTAAACAGATGCCTAAGCCAGAAGATATCCTATCTGGTAAAGTAGAAAAGGTTTCAATTAAAGAAATCTCTGCAATGTATTCACTTACAATTAGTTTGTGTTACGAACTCCAAACTGCTGACGAGAAGAAAGTTAAGAATTGGGATGCAATGGCTGACAATTTCTTCAAGTTTATGATGGAGAACTTCCCAACTGAACTTACAGTTATGGGTGCCAAAGTAGCGTTGACTAACTATAACTTGCCGTTTGATGCAAGCAAATTAGTCCACTTTGACAAGTTCCACGATAAGTATGGCAAGTACATTATCACAGCAATGGAAGGCTAAAAAAGGGCTCTTCGGAGCCCTTTTTACTTGCTATTTTACATTTTTGAGTATATAATAGTATATCATCGAAAGGAACATTATGACATCTGTAATGAAAACTGAAAAAATTCGTAAACCAAAAAATACTAAAACGTTTACTGACCGAGAAAAGAATCTTATTCTTGACAAACTAATTACAGCCCGTGTGGGTCTGTTGTTACGTCATCCTTTCTTTGGCAATCTTGCAACCCGTTTGAAATTAGTGAATGCCGACGAGTGGTGTGCTACCCTGGCAACAGATGGTCGGAATTTTTATTACAATAACGAATTTGTAGACAAGCTCAAACCTAAAGAAGCAGAGTTTGGCTTTGCTCACGAAGTATTACACAATGTATTTGACCACATGGGTCGTCGAGATAGCCGAGATCCCCAACTGTCAAACATTGCCGCAGACTACGCTACCAATCAAATCTTAAAAGATGAACGTATTGGTGAAGTGCCTAGTTGGATTAAAATCTTTCAAGACAACAAATATCGTGGCATGAGCTATGAGCAGATCTACGAAGAGCTATACGAGAAAGCAGAAAAAATTGATATTAGCAAGTTAGGTGAACTGTTAGACGAGCACCTCGACGATAGTGATGACGGCGATGAAGATGGAGATCAAGATGGCAAGGGTAATGGCAAGGGCCGACCACGTTTAACTGCTGACGAGAAGAAAAAGATTCGAGACGAAATTAAAGAAGCAATGGTTGCGGCCGCACAAGCCGCAGGTGCTGGCAGGGTACCAGCAGGTGTTGCACGTATGATTTCTGATTTTACAGAACCTAAGATGGACTGGCGTCAGATGTTGCGTATGAACATCCAAAGTCTCATTAAAAGCAATTTTAGTTTCCAACGTCCTAATCGTAAGTCACAACATTGCGGTGCAATACTACCCGGTATGATGAACGAAGAAACTATTGACGTAAGTGTTTGTATTGACATGTCTGGTTCTATCA